TCTTACCCGTTTGTGACGGTTAAGGGTCGGGCGCTACTCTCTGTTCGGAGTGTAGCTCCTAAGTCCAAGAGCGCTGTTCGCGCGGTGTTCCTAGCCGGGAGGCGAAGAACACCACACAGCAGGCCTCAAGGACTCGTCCCTAGTCGTCGAACTTTTCGCGAGGTCAAACAGCTTTGGCAAGCTGTTTGGTCTGGTTTGATATCCTGTGGTATTGGAACACGTGCTGGTTCTTGGGAGATTCGGAGATGGCTGTCCGTTTCGTGTGAACGAAACGGCTGGCTTGACACCGCCCGCGCCTTGAAAGAGGTCTGCGGGTGGTTGCGCGCATCTGCCCTTGAAAGGCGAACCCGGTCTTTGAAACCCGGGTCCCACTTTCCCAAGAAACTCTCCTTCTGGCTCAATCGCCGACTTGACACTAAGGGCAAACTCGCTTTCTCGAGGGTTGCCCGCGCATTGCCATGCGCGCCAGAGTCGGTGCAGAAGGAGGCAGTAAGCCAGCATCTGAGAAGACTTGCAAGTCGACATGTGGTTGCTCCTAAGTTGCAGGAGCTTATTGAGAGCCATGTCCGTACACGTCTTGCAGGTGCGTTCCAAAACATATCTAGTTACTCTGTGCCCTCTTCGTCCGCTGCTGTGGTTGGAAGTGGCCGCGAGATGGGTGGTTACACCGGTCTGGTACGCGCTCTCGCAAGAGAGTCGTGGTCCCAGGCCGGTCGTGATGGTTACCGCCGAGGCGGTGGCCCTCAGGCTGGCTCCGGCCAACCTGAGCGCTCCATTCTCGCTGCCAATTTCGAGCGCAGACTCAACACACAAGTACGTCGTGGTGCTGCCCATGAGCCTCCAAAAGTGTCGTCTTCCATTCGCAACCATGCCTCTGCAACGGCATGGCTTTTGCGGAAGGAAGTGGAGTCTGATGTGGTTCACCACGTTTCCGTAATTGCGGAGTTGGGGTTGAAGGCACGAGTCATTACCATTCCGCCTGCCCACATTGTGGCCCAAGGTGACCTGGCGAGACAGGTCATCTGGCCCCGAATCCTGGAGAGGTTGCCGCAGATCCTTCCGTATGCTCCGCACACGGAAGAGGCAATCCTCGGCAGGCTTTCGGGGGGCATTCACGCAAGTAAGACCTTCCTTTCGGCGGATCTTACTTGTGCGACAGACGGTTTTTCTCACGATGCAATCAAGGCTGTCATACGAGGCCTTGGTAAGGCTGGCCTTCCGGCTTACCTTTGTCACGCCATGTCCGAGAGTCTTGGACTTGGAACTAGGTTGCATCGAGTGAAATACCGACTGTGTGATTTGGATGCCAGCACAGTGGATTGGGCGAAAAGACGTTATCCTGTGGTTGAGGGTTGTGTGGAGGTACCCAAGACGAGAGGTTCCCTTATGGGAACTCCTTGCTCGTTCATCGTCTTGAGTCTCCTCAACCACTGGATGAGTGAGCGACTCGGTTCGCAGCGTATCATCTGCGGAGATGATCTCGCGTGCGTCACTCATCCAGATAACGTCTCTTCCTATTCGCAGAGGGCCTCTGCGATAGGAAGCGAACTCCATGAGGGGAAGTCTTTTAGGTCTCGTATTGGCTTCGTGTTCTGCGAAGCATACGCCCTCTTGACCCGAGATGGGAAAGGACTTTCGTCCTTTAGACCCCCTTCTCTCAAGGAGTTCGTTAGGAATGGTAATGGGGTTATGAGTCAGCACTCGGTTGATCCTTCTTCCTTCAATCGACTCGACCGCGTTGCAAAGACGATTTACCATCGTCAGCGGGTCGTTGCAATGAAGAAGCACAGACCTCCTATGTTGCCTGCTGCCCTCGGTGGACTTGGTCATCCATGCAAGGGACGCCTTCGTGTACCGCGTTGGTGTAGGGCAGCCCTCAAGGAGTTGTATCTGTGTACGAGTGCTGGACACAGTGGTCCCCATAACCCATCTAGATATTTGCGCCCTCTTCAAGTCCCCTCCGTACCTACTGACCGTAAGGCATGGAGGCTCATCAACAAGCAGGTTGAGGAATTTGTTGCTGACAAGCAAGTTCCACTTGACAGCAACCAGCCTGGCGATGAGTGGATACCCCATGCGTTTATCAGTACCTTCTGCAGCGTTGGTACTGCATTGACGTATACGGCATCGGGGTCCAAGACGAAGAGAGTGCGTGCACAGGATATCAAACCAGGAAAGCAGAGGTGGCCCACACCATGCCCAGGCGTGGGGGTCTTGTCCAGTTGTACGAGGATCGCACAGGTTCTTGACTGGGACAGGAGGGCTCGGTACGAGCTCGGCACCTACTTTCCAAGCGAATTTTCGGCGCATATTCGGTGGAGAATATCCGCCTACCGTAGCTGGGAGGCTACGGGAGATGCAGG